TCCTGCATATGCTGCATTGCTTTTGCTGATCTATCTGCTCTTACCATTTCTTCGACGTAATCGTCTAAATGCTTTGCAAGAATGCTCTTAAGAAATTCTGCTTCTTGCTTTGTTACTGACATGTGATGTTGAGTCATGTTCCTCTTAAATATCTACAATCAATTCAAGTATATTGCAGAAGCATCAAGATCAATGTTACCACCCGCGTCAACATCGACGTTGCCTGTGGCGTCTCCCTTGATGTTACCTGTAACATCTAATTTATATGCATTACTATCAGGTGAGGAGATCATTCCATCGAATGCACCTCCACTTATGCATGATTTAGATCCACCATCTATTTTAGTAAAGACTTTACCACCAACTTGCGTTAGTAAGTTTCCGTCTACCTTTTCGTACCTGCATCCTGCTGCTCTGGTGCGAACGTCTCCATCACTATTGATAGAGAATGTAGATGATTCTTTTAATATCTTAACTTCATAATTACCCTTTACGTTCTCTTTTACAGAACCGCCTTCACTCAAATCATTTTCCAAGAACGTTGTCTTGTTTGTGTAGGCATTGGATTGTAATTTCATTTCGTTCTTAGCTTGTATTGCTAAGTTTTCATCTGACTGAATAGTGCATACACCACCGACTTGCATCTGGTAGTTACCGTTTACTCTGTCAAATCTATCACCTTCAACCTCGCTGTGCATATTACCCTCAACATATATGTTGACGTCGCCAATAACATGCAATGCCATTCTGTCAGTCTCCACATCTTTACCAATTTTGATAACAAGATTATGGTCTGATAAAATATATGTATCATTATATGAAACTAGACTGTTGTTTTGATCCTGATCTAGGTTCAAGAAATTACCATTTGCATTGAGCAAACGTATGTATTCTCCATCCTTGGTGCTGTTCATCTCGAACATATGACCTATAGATGTAGACTGTACCCAGTTCTTTGGGTATCGTATTCTTAATTTAGGTAGGAGATTATTAACAATAGTCCCACCTGTGAATGGATTGAGTGCCATTAGTAACCTCCGTAACCACCTTGATTACCACCCTGATTAGGTGGATTGTTTTGAGCTGGGGGTGTTGATGGTGGTGTTTGTTGTGTTTGTTGCTGCTGTGTTTGCTGTGTTGGTTGTGTTGTATCTTGATTTACGGGAGTTGACACGGGATCTGCAACAGTTGGCGTAGACACAGTAGTAGTTGTATCTCCGTCAGTTGTTGTAGAGGTATCTTGACCATCTACTAAATTAAATGCACTATCCTGCAATGTTGTATCTTCCTCGTCTTCCTTAAATGTTATCATAGGATGACCCACACAGTCAATGTATTGTGTTAATGGTAACACGTTAGTCTCTTTGATTTCTCTAGGACTTGTATAGATGTAAGATGTACTTAATCTTGCACCTGTTCCTTGACTGTCAACGATTTCTGGTTTTACAAAACCTAACACTGGAACATCTATACTTACACTAATTAATTTACCATCCTTATCAGTGGTTGCTGTTCCGATACATTTTTCTTTGTCTCCCACACCAATACAGATCTTTGGATCTTTGTAATTGGATCCTACGTTTGTAATCTTTACATCATCTAATTTAGGTATAACATCACCACATCCTGCATATAATGCTTTTGCATTTGGAGGTATGACTAAAGTTGGAAACTTACTATTAAAGTTTAATGTAAACTCATGACCAGATTTAGTTTTTAATTGTAGTCCTGCAACAAAATTTGGATTAAATGATGGATCTATAGTTGCTATTAACATATCATCTTCAGAGTAATCTGTATCAACTACTTGCAATACATCAGGGTTTCCTAAAGTCACTTGTTCTAGATATTCTCCATCATTAACAAACTGCTGTAGTCCTGCTTTTGGAACTGTGACTGCATATTGTTCTTTGGGACAGAATGTATCAGCAGGATCAAATCCATATCCTATGCCAGGATTAATGACGTCTATAGACTCAATCTTACCATCTACAATATTTGGTTTGAATTTAGCACCACTACCCTCTGGTTCATTACATGTAAACTGTGCTCTGACTCTTGCTTCTAAACCTACATCAGATCCTTTCTTTTGCATGAACACACCAAGTATTTGTCCTATATCATCTATGATAGGTAATGCCTTGACTGGACTTGTTGATTGTAGATTATCCCATACCATTTCTGGGAAGCATGGTTTCTTATTGCGATTAGCACTAGAACAGTTTACCGCTTGACTTGCTATATTACCACTTGAATCATAGAAATTAATACCCTCAAACTTCTCTAGAGGTCCTCGTGTATCAAATGATTTTTCCGATAATCCAGATGCCAAACCAGTTGCACTATCTAGACTTGACAATGCACCAGTCTTAGTATTAAATACTTTCTTAATACCACTCTTATCAACCACAGGTACAAATCCATTCTTAGGTTTGCCATTACCCACGACTGATACAGAATTAGGTGGTTTAACTTTATACTGTGCTTTATTTTTCGCAGCAGCATCATTACCTTTTGCTTTTGCACCAACACCAGTTTCAAATACAGATGCACCAATAGCACATGATAGTTCGCCATCACAGAATAGATCTATGAAATCTAATACTTTATTAAGCAAGTTCTGTATTTTCTGTGCTGCACCCTTGATAGCACCAGTAACACCTTTCAATATACCTAATGCACTCTGTATTTTATCCATCAACTTCTTCATGATCTCGCCAAGGAAGTTCTGAACTAAACATAAAGCAGTGTCTAATACATTCTCTACTAGATCACTAAGCATACCTTTTATAAAGTCACCAAGTTCTCCTAATAATTGTTTGAATAGACATGATACAAGGTCACCAACATCTTTAAGTTGTTTTCTGACTGCAGTATCTAACTCTGGATTTGGGATACTAAGTTCATCTAAACCATCTTGCACAAGTTTGTTAGTCTCTTCCATGACCACGCCCTTAATATTGGCAGTCAGTCCTGTAAGTTTCTTTTGTATACGTTGTGACATGATGTTTATCTCATAGTCCATGTCAACAACAGAACCATCTAATTTATTAATAAATTGGTCTATATCATTTTTCTCTACGCCACGAGCAAACTTCATAAACTCAGCAAGAGGACCTTCTAATTTTGTAGCAGTCTCTGATCCACATTTACCATTACCAACTTGGACTGTAACCTTTTGTTTCTCGGTTGCTATTGCCTGTTTCTCACTCTCTAGTTTGGCAGGACCACGTTCATTCTTATCGTCAGTAGTATTATCAGTCTCTTCTCCTGTTTCTTCATCAGTAGAAGTGTGTGTATGTCCATCATTGTTTTTTGGTGCTTCATCTACACCAGTTTCTTCATTAGTCTCGATTGTGCTACCTGTATTTGGTGCACTACTACCATCGTCACTATGATCTGGATACTCATAGTCAGGTGATACTAATTGTGCAAATCCCTCTTCTTTACCACCCTCTACACCATAACCTCCGCCAGGATTCTCATCAGCAAGAGATCCCATGACAACAGGAATCTGTGCAGATGTACCATCCATAAAGAATCCAATAACCCAACTGTTAATCTGCAACTGGTGTATAGATCCCATACCAGATCTCATGGAGTATATTGGTGGCATCAATACTTGTGCCCATGGTAGATCTGTTGTAGGTAGTTCCTTTCTGTTTGGATTGTGATATCCTACGATTCTAACCTTTACTTTATTAGTCCAATCCCAGTCAGTGTAATCCCAACCACCTAATCCAAAACGTAGTGATGCATTCCAATGTCTTCTGCCATCATTTTCTACCTGTCCAATCCACCAGTTGAACCCTTCTCTACCTATAAAATTAGCAATATTTTCATTCATCATGTTTCTTCACCATCAGAGTCAGTAAACAATGTAAGTTTAGTGGTCATTTTGTCCTCACTGTTTTTATATGTTCTTTCAACTTTACCAATTACCCATCTACCAGAGTTAGCAAAGTCTTGTTCTCTATCTCTACCACCCTTGTATATGTCTAATTGTACAACCTCACCAATTTCTAGTGAATAATCTGACACCAATTCTACAGTGCATTTTTTATTGTAAAATAATTTTTCCCTCAATGAGGATTGTGAAAGTTGTTTTGTAAAATCTCTTGAGTATATTCCTCTGGTAAACAATGCAGAGTCAGATATTTTAGACATAATTCTTGTATATGTGTTACTCTTATCAAATCCTTTATAGAATTCTGGTGTCTCACGAGAGTTCATTAACGGAACACTTCTGTAATATTTATTGATGTTGAAAGGATATTCTCTATACTTCATGTCTCTTAAATCTAATGTCATAGTGTTGCTTAGATAAGAACCCATGTTCAAACCCGCCAATAAATCACACGATGATTCTACATTCACCTTTGATACAGATATAATACCCTTGTCATCTTCTTCCTCTAATTCCTCTCCCTCATGCCCTGCAACAATTCTAGTAACAGGTTCTTTTTTTGAAAAAGAGTCATAAGATACAAAATGATACCCTGATCTTGTCTCATAAAAACAATATCCTGCAGTGGCATTAAATCCACTACCTTTTGCGGGTATTGCTCTTGCTGCCAACCATCTAATAGCAGTAAATGGATTCCAGTATGGACATACAAATGAAAATCTATTTAAAGTTGGTTCAAAATCTACAAGTCTATTCTTATCAATACCCATCAGATCTTGTAGGATTTCTTTTTTAACGATCCTGTCTATTTTTGCACCACCACCTTTACCAAATCTACGTGATATTTTATTAGCAGCGTTATTTAAAAAGTCAGTTTTACATAATCTTATAACTGCTGACGACTTTCCACTTATATTCTTCCTATCTTGTATATCATAGATAACAAAATCTCCACCTAACTGTGTCTTTCCCTCACTATCATCAATCACTATGAACACGTTTTCCATGCCAGTAAGTTTTGATAAGAAACCACTTTCAGTGTCTGTGATCTGTACATCCATAAGCATAGTAGCAGATCTTATGTCCTCAATATAATTGACATACAACACCTGATTATTACTTACAGGAGGGTAGTCAGCAATAAAGAATCCAACTATATTAAAATTTGACTTCTGATTTACTGACATTAGAATTGCGATGTGTGGTTGTATACGTCAAGGTAGGGAGAATCAATAATCTCAGGTTGTGCAAGTTCACTACCCTCTTGTGGAGAAGGGGCAGGAGGAGGAGTATCTCCCCCAGCTACTACTCCTGCTGCAAGTGCAACTTGTTTTTCTGTCTTAGCATCTGCTGACTCTCTGTTTTCTTGTATAACTTTATCAGTTAGTTCTGTTAAGTTTGTAGTTTGCTCATCTTTTGGTGCAAATATATTTTTTATACCACCAAACGCTTTCATACCTAGTTTCAAACCCATACCCATAGGTGTCATACCAAATGCTTTACCAGCTAAACCTTTCAAACCTTTACCTAAACCAGATCCTGCTGCTTTGCCCGCTAATCCTTTTGCACCTTGGAATATCTTGGTACCTGCATTGAATGCCATACCCATTGGTGTCATGTTAAACAGTTTTCTAGCAAGACTCTTACGTTTCTTGATAGGTTGCATTGATCTT